GAGTTAGACGGTAACTGGGATAGTGAAACACAAGCACATGGACCTGATATCAATGTTCCATTGCTACTTACAGCAGCACTAGGACTTGCAGCAGAGACAGGCGAGTTTTGTGAGATTCCTAAAAAGATGTTCTTTCAGGGAAAGCCACTAAGTGTTGAAAACGTATTTCACATGAAGCGAGAATTGGGTGATGTTATGTGGTACTGGATCAATGCATGTAGAGCACTTAATCTTGATCCAAACGAAGTGATTGCAGAGAATGTACGTAAGCTAGAATCACGATATCCAGGTGGTAGCTTTGACCCGTACTATAGCGAAAATCGTAAAGACGGTGATTTGTAATTAAGCCCTTCTCCAGATAAATACAATATCTGGAGAATTTTTATGGCTTCACCCTACAATTTACAAGAACTAAAAGACAATCTTTTTCGTGACCTAAGATATCGTTTGGGTGACGGTATTGTTGATGTAGAACTTGATCCTGAACATTATGAGGCTGCATATAGATATGCTATTAAAGTATATCGTCAACGTGCGCAGAACGCAACTATTGAGTCATATACGTTATTTGAAATTCATAAAAATCAGAATGTTTATACATTACCTGAAGAATTTATCAACGTTAGGCAATTATTCCGCAGAACAGTTGGATTAGAAACAGGTCCAGCAGCTAGTAGTTTTGACCCATTCAGCAGTGCAATTCTTAACACTTATTTACTTAACTATAACTATGCTGGTGGACTAGCAACTTATGATTTTTATGCCCAGTACATAGAACTTGCTGCACGTATGTTTGGTGGATATGTTATCTTTACCTTTAATCCTGTAACCAAGGAATTACGTATTGTTCGTGACCCAAAAGGTTCTGGAGAGAAAGTGTTAATTTGGGCTGATATACAAAGACCAGAAATAGAATTGTTACAGGATCCAGGTGCTGGTGTATGGATAGGCGATTGGACACTTGCGCAGTTAAAGAGTATATTGGGCGAAGCACGTGAAAAGTTTGCAAGTATAGCTGGCCCAGCAGGTGGCACAACTCTTAATGGTGCAGCACTAAAAGCAGAAGCAAAGGCGTCGCAGGATCAACTTATTGAAGATTTACGTAGATACGTTGATCACAGTCAACCTTTGACTTGGGTAATAGGATAACCGGTACACTATGCAACAACTTCTTTTTGTAATATAATTGTCATGTTACAAGGAGAAAAAATGCTAGTCAGTGTCACAGGATTTATCGGATCAGGCAAAGATACTATTGCCGACTACCTCATTACAGAACATGGATTTAAAAAAGAATCTTGGGCTGGATCACTCAAAGATGCAATCGCACACATATTTAATTGGGAACGTGACTTACTAGAGGGCACTACAAAGTACGCACGTGAGTGGCGTGAGCAGGTGGATCCTTGGTGGAGTGAACGATTGGGTATCAAAGACTTAACTCCAAGATATATCCTCCAGCAATGGGGAACTGAAGTAGGTCGTCAAAGCTTCCATGACGATATTTGGGTAGCAAGTTTAGAAAATAAACTACGTCAAACTAAAGACGATGTGGTAATCACAGACACACGTTTTCCTAATGAATTAGCAGCAATTAAACGTTTAAATGGAATAACAATCAGAGTACATCGTGGTCCTAAACCGAACTGGTATGATGATGCTATATCAGTTAATAAAGGTCCCAAACATATCGGTTGGGTCCTAGCTAAAGACAGACTATCTAAATTAGGGATACACCCAAGTGAGTATATGAGCGTGGGATTAAAATATGACCATGAGATTCACAACGATAGTACTATAGATGATTTGCATAGTTGTGTAAAGCATATGTTAGTTTTAGATTAGTCTACTTCTAAGTCTCCGCGTTTCCAAACAGTTTCTTTGCGTTTTACAATTTCAATACAATTTAAGCATACACTTCTAAGGTTAGATAACTGATTATTTTTCAGATTTCCATCAATGTGATATACAACTATTTGACTATCATATAACTTTTTAAACCCGCAAATATCACAAGCGGGTTTTTTCTTATACCCAGCTAATTTCCAACTAGGCTGTTGTAAGGGCAACTGTCTATTCCTACGTATACAGTCCTCACACTTACTGCGATAGTGACGTACTCCGTTACGGTAGTAGTTTGCTGCACAGTGATTTTTGTTGCATACTTTACATATAGGCCTAAGCATATTGGTATTTAGCACAACTCTTCGGAAAGAGTTGATATACCGTTTTTTCCTCAATTTTTAATAAATAATATTATACTAGGGAGTTAACCCTCAAAATCATAACATTAAAGGAATAACAAAATGGCTCTAACATCACCAGGCGTAGAAGTAACAATAATTGACGAAAGTAATTATTCTCCTGCGCAAACAAATTCGGTACCATTCATATTATTAGCAACAGCAACAAATAAAGCCAATGCTTCTAACACTGGAGTAGCACCAGGTACTGTCGCTGCAAATGCAAATAAATTATACAGAGTTACTACACAGCGTGACCTTGTTAACTTATACGGTAACCCATTCTTTTATAAAACTACGAATGGAACTCCAATACAGGGTTACGAACTTAATGAATATGGCTTAGCAGCAGCTTACTCAACATTAGGAGTAACTAACGGAGCTTGGGTACTTAGAGCAGACATTGATTTAGCAAGTCTAATCGGAACATTAACAAGACCTAAAGGAAATCCAGTTGACGGTACATATTGGTTAGACACTACGACTTCTTTTTGGGGTATATATGAATTTAATAAATCAACTGGTAGATTTACAGAACAAACTCCTATAGTTATTGAAAATGCTAGTGATTTAACAGGGGGTTATCCAAATCAAAATATTGGAAATATTGGAAGTTATGCAGTTAATGCAATCTATCAAACAAGCGTAGATCCTTTGAATCAATCTACCTATTTTTACAAAAACAGTAATAATTCTTGGGTAAGACTTGGTACTAGAGAATGGCAACGATCTGTACCTGCAATTATAGGTACAGTTTCAAATCCAACCTTAAACGCAGGATCAGCATTTACCATAACAACTTTAAATAATCAAATAAATTATTCAGTTACTATAACTGTTCCTGCTTCTCCTAATAATACTGTAGGAGGGGTAGCAAACGAAATTAACAATCTAGGCCTTGCAGATTTAAGTGCTAGTGTAATAGGTGGTAGATTAAACATTTATTATTCACCTTGTCCTGAAGTTTTAGAGAACGTTCCATACTTAACGTTAGCATCAGGCAGCACTGTTCTTGATGACATGGGCATAAGCTCATCAACAAATTATTGGCCACCTGAAATTTATGCCGGATCATCGGCTCAAATGCCATTGTGGTCATCAGGTCAGTCTAAACCTCACCCAACAGGAAGTGTTTGGTTAAAAACATCTGTTGCAGGAAATGGAATGAATATTGCTGTGAGTGAATTTGTAACATCTTCCTCTGCGTTTATACAAAGACCACTTTCACTATTTTTAACTCTTACTGAGGCAACTTTTAGTTTAGATAGAACAGGTGGCTCATTAATTCCAGCTGGAACAGTAACTGGAATTTTTAACACAAACACCCCTAATATCAGCAACAACATTTACTATTATGAGAGAAACGCAACTGGACCTAACGTTGTTACAAGTAGTGTAAAAAATCCTTCATTGCCAAATAGTGCTCAAATATATGTGTTTGTAGCTCAACCAGGTACACAACTAACTTGGCCTTATCCAACAACATATTATTTAATAACGTTACCTGCAGCAGGGACAGTTAGTTCAAGTGAATTTGTTACTGCATGGCAAGCGGCTAACATACCAAATACAACAGCTAGTGTAACTACAGATGGATCTATTCAACTTACAAACATTACAGGTGGAGAAATTATACTTTATGTAAATCCTGGTGAAACTTGGTCTAATGTTCTTGATGACGCAGGGTTGTCATATTCTACTAATCCTGATATAGCTCCACAGGCAGGAGGCGATACATGGAAACTTAATGTTCCACAATATAGCACTACCGGTGCAGGAACAGGATTAAATGTTGATGTTGCTATCCTTAATGGAAGTTATCTAATAAGAGAAATCAATTCAGGTGGCTCAGCATATAACGAAGGAGATTTAGTAGTATTTCAAGGGTCTGATTTATACGGATCCACACCAGGAAATAATTTAACAGTAAAAGTTACTTCTGTATCAAGTGGTGCTGTCACATCCGTTGCAGTTGTATCAGGAGCAAATAGTTTAAGAAGTGCAAATCTAATAACTAACTGGAGAAGAATAGTTTATACAGCAAATGAAGGTGCTCCATTTACTAATCCGATTGAAAATACAAATTGGTTTTATAGCACAATTGATCAAGTAGATATTATGATTCAACAAGGCGGTGCCTGGAAGGGATATAGAAATGTAAACTATGATAGTTCCGGAAATCCAGTGGTATCAGGTACAAACACAACTGATCCAAATGGTCCTATCATTTCTGCAGACCCTCCAACACTTCAAAGCGATGGAACGGCTCTACAATTTGGTGATTTATGGATTGACAGTAGTGATTTAGAAAATTATCCTGTAATTAGTCGTTGGCAAAGAGTAGATGGAGTAGACCAATGGGTGTTAATTGATAATACCGATCAAACTTCAGGTGATGGTGTCTTATTTGCAGATGCACGTTGGGCTTCTAACGGAACCACTGATCCTATTAGTGATCCTATTCCAACTATTGTAAGTTTATTAACTAGTAATTATCTAGATTTAGATGCTCCAAATCCTGCTTCATATCCACAGGGGATGTTATTATTTAACACACGTAGATCAGGGTATAATATCAAGCAATTTAAATCAAATTTATTTAATTCTTTAACATATGGAGATGTTGTACTGCCTGCAGTAAAAAGTGCGTGGGTAACAGCAAGTGGTTTAAAAGAGAATGGCAGTCCGTATATGGGTAGAAAGGCTCAAAGAGCAATGGTAGTTCAAGCTCTGTCAGAAGCTATTTCAACTAATATGACAGTAAGAGAAGAAGATAACTTCTTTAATTTAATGGCTTGCCCAGGTTATCCTGAACTTCAACCAGCAATGGTTGCTTTAAATAACGAACGTAGTAACACTGCATATATCATAGGTGATACTCCTCTAAGACTACCAGATCAAGCTACTGATATTATTAACTGGGCTACAAATGCCGCAGCCGCTGCAGGCACAGGCGAAGATGGACTGGTAACACGTGACGAATATTTAGGATTATTTTATCCAAGTGGATTAGCAGATTTAGGTACAAACGGTAGATGTGCTGTTCCGGCTAGTCATATGATGTTAAGAACATTCTTACGTAATGATACAATTGCATATCCTTGGTTAGCCCCAGCAGGAACAAGAAGAGGTGTAATTGATAACGCTGTTCAAATTGGTTATATAGATCCAAATACAGGTGAATTCCAAACTGTTAAAAATCGTGTAGGAATAAGAGATGTACTTTATGAAAATTTTATTAACCCGCTTGCATTCTTTACTAGCGTTGGTTTAGTAAATTACGGTAATAAAAACAGTAAAAATACACAATCTTCATTGGATCGTATTAACGTTGCACGATTAGTAAATTACGTTCGTGAAAAGTTACAAATTTTAGCACGTCCGTTTATATTTGAACCTAATGATGCATTAACCAGAAGTCAGATCACATCAGTTGTTCAAACTTTATTTGTTGATTTAGTTGCTAAACGTGGTATATATGATTACCTAGTTGTGTGTGATACAACAAACAATACGCCAGCAAGGATTGATCAAAATCAATTATGGATTGATATTGCAATAGAACCTGTTAAAGCTGCTGAATTCATCTATATTCCTGTAAGAATCATGAATACAGGTGAAATTTCAGAACGCGGTACAGCGATATTTGGTAATCAATAAATTTAAATAAATACAATTAAGGAGAAAAACAAATGGCAACAGCATCAGAATCACTGTTTAATATGAGTATAGGGGCTGATAACACCCCTAGCACAGCAGCATTGTTGATGCCTAAGTTACAATACAGATTTAGAGTTTTATTTTTAAACTTTGGAGTTGGTGGGTCTACTCAAGAATTAACTAGACAAGTTATTGACATAAGCAGACCACAAGTAAGTTTTACAGAAATTCCAATTGATATTTATAACTCCAAATTATACCTAGTTGGTAAACACGAATGGCAAATGACTACAATAAACTTACGTGACGATGCTACAGGCGCAGTTGCGAGGTTAGTAGGTCAGCAAATTCAAAAACAAATGGATTTCGTTGAACAAGCCAGTGCTGCAACAGGTCAGGATTATAAATTTCAGATTAATTATGAAATACTAGACGGTGGTAACGGAAACGCTACCCCAGCTGTTTTAGAAACTTGGGAATTATACGGTTGTTTTATACAAAATGTAAATTACAATACTTTAAATTACGGAGAAAATGCTCCGGTAACAATAAGTTTGTCAGTAAGATTTGATAACGCAATTCAAAGCCCAATTGGTTCTGGTATTGGTACTGCAGTTGGTCGTGCATTAGGTGGCACAACTGTAACAGGTATTGGTACTTAATAATTAAATGGCAGGATTCATTGACAATCTACTAGGTGAAAATCTTGGAGATAACTTTCTAGGCGGATTATTTGGCACAGAATATCTCCGAGATTTTCAACATGCTAGTAGAATATTTCGCAGCGATTCCTATGCTTATAGTCCAAAGCAGAAGTTTTTATTTCATGTATGGTTTGAATTAAATTACGAATTAATAGGATTATCAACAGCATTTCCTGAAGGAACAAATACGCATTTTGGTTTAGCTGTAAAAACCGTTCAACTCCCAGGATACACATTTGATACTCATGTCATGAATCAATACAATCGTAAAAGGATTGTACAAACTAAAGTCAAATATGATGATGTCAGTATAACATTTCATGACGATAATGCTAACTTAATTAGAAATCTTTGGTATGCGTATTTTACATATTATTACAAAGATAGTACTCAAAACTCAAGCGCAAATTCACAAGCTGGATTAGGCAATTCTGCAGCAAATATTCCTCAATTTATAAATCAGTTCGCAACCAGTACATCAGCGTTTGATTATAATAGACGTAATACTTACGATAATTCCATATACGGTGATAATGAGTGGGGATTTATAGGTCAAAGCACAAATGATCAAATTACTGCGTTATCAAATATGACTGGTATTTCTAAGGCTCCTTTCTTTAAAGCAATAAATGTTTATGGCTTTAATCAACATTCGTTTGCTCAGTATAGATTGTTAAACCCAACCATTACAGGTTTTAAACACGATTCATATGATTACTCATCAGCAAATGGCACTATGGAACATTCCATGACTATTGGATATGAAGGAGTAAATTATTATGAAGGTGCTATTGACGGGACAAGCACGGACGGTCAAGGTAATGCGGTAGCAGGCGATTTTGGCAAAGACCTTTATGATACAATAAAGAGCCCAATAGCTAGACCTGGTTCTAATGCAAAAATTTTAGGACAATTTGGACTGGTTGATAGTCTTGGTGGTGTTTTAGGTGATGTCCAAGGCGGAAATTATTGGGGTGCTATACTAACAAGTGGTAGAGCATATAATACATTTAAAAACGTAAATTTAGGAAATTTAGCAACAAGTGAATTAAAAACAGGTGCATTAGGTGCAGTTACAGGAGCTCCAAATAGAAACGCACTTTTTAGTTTCCCTTCATTTAAAGGTAATTAAAAATGGCATTAAGCAATTTATCAACTGAACTTGACAATACAGTTAAAGTTTTTAATAACTTTTACACTAATCCTATTAATGTCAATGCAGCAGATTATGATGTAGTTAGATCATATTTTATTCAAGTTTGTCAAAGTGCAAATACAGCAGAGAATTTCACATCAATTCTTTTTAAAATTGCCGCATACACTCAAGAATCACCTCTAACTTTATTAGATTTTATTAAAGGTAAAACTAAGTTAGAATTAAGTGCCACAATGGCTTACTATCTAAACAGTTTAAAAAGTAAAACAACCTTGTATGGTGTAGGTAATTTGCCCTTACCTAATCCAAAAACACAAAGAAATATTATATACTAAAATGTCAAAATGGGCACAGGGCATTTATGAAGTGAGAAATCCTGAAAAGTATATAGGTAATCGCAAACCTAAATATAGATCAGGATGGGAACTTACTTTTATGATGTTTTGCGACAATAACAACAGCGTATTAAAATGGGCAAGCGAATCAATAAAAATTCCCTACCGTAATCCTCTTACCGGAAAACAAACAATTTATATACCTGACTTTTTTATTTTGTATGAAAATAAGTTTGGTCAAAAACATGCAGAAATTGTAGAAATAAAACCAAAAAAACAAAGTCTAATTGAAAGTCGTGTTGCAAGCGCACGTGATCGGGCTACAGTAGCAGTTAATCACGCTAAATGGGCTGCAGCAAATGCTTATTGCAAAAATCAAGGTATCACTTTTAGAGTCATAAATGAGGACAGTCTATTTTATAATGGTAAAAAGAAGTAAATAAATACTATTATTATACGTAGACTATGACTAAAAAATTATCAGAACTCTTTGATCTGCCTACTGACGATCTTCCTAATATTGAGGAAGAATTAGTCATAGATATTCCAGAAGAAGTAACAACTCAAGCTTACTCTAATTTAGAAAAGATTGAGAACGCATTACCGCAGGTTCGTGGACTTGAGGCAAGCGATACTGAAATGGATGAGTTGGCTGATCTAGCAAAGTCAAGTTATACAGATTTGATGGAACTAGGGATGCAAGTTGACAGTAGATTTGCAGCAGAAATCTTCAGCACAGCAGGTACCATGTTAGGACATGCCATAACTGCTAAAACAGCTAAAGTT